CTCGCATCCGAGGCCAACGCGCGCGGATCGTGGCACGCCGGGGCAGCACGCGCCCGCCTCGCCCGCGCCCAGGTCCACGCGGCCCTGCGGCGCGCGGAGCCCGGTCCCCTCCCGCTCCCGGTGGTGGTCCGCATCACCCGCGTGGGCCCGAAGCGCCTCGACGACGACAACCTCGCGAGGGCCGCAAAGTCGTTGCGCGACGGCGTGGCCGACTGGCTGGGCTGCGACGACGGCGACCCCCGCGTCTCATGGCACTACGCGCAAGCGGTCGCCCGCGAGTACCGGGTGGTCGTGACCGTCGAGCGCCGCGCGTGGGAGCTGACCGAGCAGCCCGACGCGACCGTGCTGCGGGTGCCGCCCGTCGAGGGTCTACCGCCGGGACGGTACGTGTGGCCGGGGCTCGTGATGGACGTGGTATGTCCCCGGTCATTGCTCGGAAGTTGACAACCGTTTTCCCGGCGAGCCCCATACCCCTACCTCGCGCGTGCGGCACCAACTCTCCGGGATTGTTGGACGGTTGCGGCAACGGCGGGCGTCGCGTACCCTCCCCCTGTGGACAGACGCGACGACTACACCGCCATGCTCGACGATCAGGCTCGCATCGCCCGCGACGAGCGGGCCGAGGCGATGGCCCTCCTGCGCACCGGCCACGCCGTGCGAGTGTGGCGCGACGGGCGCATCCTCGTGCTGGCCAGCTTCCCGGACATCGACCGCGTGTGGCCGCAGACCTATCGCGCGCGCGGTGGTGTCGGGTGAGTGCGACGCACCTCACCGACGCGGTGGGAGAGACGATCCGCGCGTCGAGGGCGACGGGGATGCCCCTGCGCCGGTGCGCGTCCGCGGCGGGTGTGCCGTGGCCTACCCTGACCGGGTGGGTGCGCAAGGGCCGCGAGGGCGCAGAGCCTTACGCGACGTGGGTGCGCCGGTGGGACGAGGCGGCGGGCGAGATCGAGCGAGATCTCCGGGCGTCGGTGATCGCCGGTGCGCGCGAAGACCCGGACGTGGCCCTGCGGTACCTGACCTTCTTGGACGGCCACCACCGCCGCGTAGCCGAGACGCAGAAGGCCCGGCACGAGGCGAGGCTGGCGAAGCTCCGCGCGGACGGCGCCGCACCGATCACCGAAGGCCCCGAGCTGGCCCTCCCCGCATCGCTGACCGTGGCGCGACTCGACGCACCCGACGATCCCCCCGAGGACACATGAGCAACATCTACGACGACAAGTACTTGAGCTATCGCGCCTTCGACGCGGACACGACCGTCTACCGCCTCGACGTGTCGGGGGTGTCTGCGAGCATCTCCCTCCCGCCCGGTGGGTACTACGCGCAGCTCGTCGGCTCGACCGGCGCCGACCACGCGCTGATCCGCCACGGTGCCGCCGCCGCCCTCCCGGCATCGGGCGCGAGCGGCGCGGGCTACGTGCTGCCCGTGGGGAGCGCGATTACGTTCCGCCTCACCGCGACCACGACCATGCACGCGATCACCGACGCGGGCACCGCTCGGCTGTACCTCATCAAGGCCACCTGATCCGCCCGTGCTCACCTACGCGCCGACGCCGAGGCAGAAGGCCTTCCACGACTGCCCCGCGGCGTGGCGGTGGTACTGCGCGGGGTACGGCTCGGGTAAGACCACGGCCGCCGTCGTCGAGGCCCTGCAAGCTGCGGTGGTCACGCACCCGGGCTACGTGGGTCTCGTCGCGGCGCCGACGTATAAGTTGCTGTTCCAGGCGTGGTTCGCGGAGTGGAGGCAGTGGGTGCCGCAAGCCCTGTGGCGCCTCGTGCGCGGTGGCCCGCTCGGTGAGCACCTGCTTGTGCAGACGGGCGGGAAGCCGTCGACGATCCTCCTGCGGTCGACTGACAACCCGTGGTCGTCTGAGGGGATCAACGCGGCGTGGGCGTTGTTCGACGAGGCCACGCGCGAGACAGACCGCAGCGCCTTCGACGTGATCGCGTCGCGCGTGCGCCGAGGCTACCCCGGTCGTCAGCTGTCGATCGTGCTCACGGGACCGCCCGCCACGCGGCGCCATTGGAGCGCGCTTGAGTTCGGCACGGGCCCCGGCGTCGACGTGCCCGGCGACGGGCTGCAATGGGGGACGCGACGCAGGGCCGTCGTGCGCGCTCGCACCCGCGACAACCCCTACCTCCCGCGGGACTACGAGGCCGCGCTACGGTCGCGCCCCGGCGCCTCGCGCGCGTGGGCCCGGCAGTGGCTCGACGCCGAGTTCGGTGCCGCGGACGGGCAGGTCTACGAAATGTTCTCGCGCGACGTGCACGTGGTCCCAGCGGCATCGCTCGCAGGGCGGCAGTGGCGCCGCGTGGTGGCAGGCGTCGATTGGGGGTGGGCGCACCCGGGCGCGACCATCGTCTGTGGCCAGGACGGCCACGGGGACATCTACGTGCTCGCCGAGGAGGTACACCAGCGCCGCGTGGTGGCAGACGCCACGGTCGCGGACGGGTGGGGCCCGATCTGGGAGCGCGTGACCGACGTCCACCGGGTGCAGGAGTACGCGTGCGACCCGAGCGGGCCGGGCAACCTCACGGTGCTGTCGCGCGTGGTGCGTCGCCTCGGGGCCCGCGCGTACGGCGCGCAGAACGACGTTGGCGAAGGGCTGCGGAGAGTCACCGCGTTGCTTGAGCGCGCGGCGTCGAGGGGGTCGGGGCCCGCGCGCGACCCGGCGCTGTACGTGTCCGACGCCTGCGTGCACACCATCGGCGAGTTTGAGTCGTACGCGAGGCGCAAGGCGCGCGACGGCAGCATCCTTGAGGCGCCCGCCGAGGTCGGTGACGACGCGATGGATGCGCTACGATACGCCGTCATGGCACTGACCCGCGGGGCAGGAGATACACTGTGAGCACGTCCACCGGCACCTACGACGCCAACCGCGATCACTACCGATACCTCGCTGACTCCTACTGGGGCGGCGAGCGGTACCGCATCCCGTCGTCGACCACCATCGGCACCGCGCGGCTCACCACGTGGGTGCAGCGCCGCGACGAGAACGGCAGGATGCTCGACGAGTGGGATGCCCGCACCATCGGAAGCTTCCTGACGTATCTTGTGCCGCACCCGGGCGAGGCCCCCGATGCCTTCCGCGCGCGGATGTCGCTCGCCGCGTACGTCAACGTGATCGCGCCCATCGTCGATGCGTACGTCGATGCCGCGACGGCCGACGTGTCGCGCGACCTCGCGGGCCTCGCGCCCTACGTCGAGAGCCTCGACGGGCAGGGCCGGCAGTGGGGCGAGCTCGTCGAAGAGGTCGCCCGGTGGGCCGCGGTCTACGGGTGGTGCGGCGCCATCATCGAGCCTCCCCCGGTCAACGACTCCACCACGCGGGCAGAGGAGCGCGCCCGGGGCATCGGGCTCCGCGCGAGCGTCGTGCACCCCACTGCCGTCGCGTGGGTCGAAGTCGACCGCGACGGGCAGGTGCAAGAGCTTGCGTTCGTCGATCAGCCCTACCTCGCCCGCGAGTCGTCGAGCGGTGTGCAGGTCGTACAGCTGTACCGCTACACGCCCGGCATGTGGGAGCGGCACGAGGTCACGATGACGGCGGGGCAGACGCTAGTGTCCCTCCGCGCCGACCTCGCGCCCGGCACCCTGCGCGCGTCGGGCTCCACACAAACGGCTGGAGTTCCGGTGGTTTTCGCCTACTTCCGCCGCGACACGAGCACGCCGATGCCGCAGGGCATCTCCCTCGTGAGCGACGCGGCCGACCTCGCGCGGCAGATGTACAACTCCCTGTCGTGGATTCACGAGATCCACGCCGCCACGGCCTTCCCCTTCCTCGCCGTACCCGAGCCCGCAGCCGGTGGCGCCCTCGACCCGGGCACCGCGCGCAAGATCGGGCCGCGCCATGCCTTCGGCTACCAGTCGACCGCGGGCGCGCCGCAGTGGATCCAGCCGAGCGCCGACAGCACGCGGGAGCTGCGCGACCACGTGGCCTTCCTGATGGCGGCGGCGCTGCGCACGACGGGCTTGGAGGTGAGCGCGGGCGACGGTCCCGCCGATGCGTCGGGCACCGCGCTCAAGATCCGGTCGAGAGACTTCGAGGCGCGCTGCAAGCGCTTCGCCGAGGGGCTGCGCCGGTTCGAGATCCGCGCGTTGAAGATCGCCGCCGAGATTATGGGCATGGCCGAGCCCGCGCCCCCCGTGTACCCGCGGCGGTACACCCTACCCGAGCCGTCGGCCGACCTCGCGCGCGCCGCCCTCGTGATCCAAGCCCTTGGCGACGCGATCGGCCCCGAGGGTCGCGCCGAGGTGACGCGCGCCGTGCTCGACGCGGGCCTAGACCTCAGCGACGAGCGCGTGCGGGAGCTGGTAGAAGAGGTCCGCGCGATGGGCGCTGCGCCGCCCGTAGAGGCCGCTCCGCCGCCCCCGGTGATGGTCGACGACGCAGAGGACGACGGCCCCGACGACGAGGTGCCCGATGGCCCGTGAGCCCGCCCGCGACCGCTCGTACCGCACGGGCTTCGCGCGCCTGCGGTCGTCCCTGTCGCTGATGAGTCAGGCCACCACCCCCGACGTGGAGATCGCGTTGCAGCGCCTCAGCGTCGACAAGCTCCGATGGCTGCGCCAGGGCGGGCGCGACTTTGAGGTGCCGACGGGCGACCTCCTGCGCGAGATGGGCGCCGCGTACGTGGCCGGGCTGCAAAGCCTCGCCCGTGGCACATCGCGCGACGCGGGCCTCCCGTGGCGCCTCGCCTCGGAGGTCTACCGCGACCGGGTGGCGGCGCGCCTTGCCACTGGCGGCGGCGATGTGCGGTCGCGCATGACCCCGCTCTCGCCCGCGTACGCTGCCCGCAAGGGGCACTCGCGCATCGGCTACCTGACCGGCAAATTGCTCGGTGACGTGATCACGTCGAAGATCACCGTGAGGCTCTCCCGATGACCGAACCCACCGTCACGCTCGACCGCTCGCAAGGCCGCATCGTCAATCGCTTGACGACCCACGACGACGCGCGGGCGTGCATCACCTACGCGGCCGTCGGGATGGTCGTGCGCACGTGGCCCATTGCCGGGCAGCCGAGCGCCCGAGGCTACTCCATCGCGCACCCCGCGCTGCCCGACGTGCCCGTCGCAGAGGCCGCGTCATACTCTCTCCCCTGCGACCCCGACCGGCTCGCCGCGAGCGTCCGCCGACTGGCCGACGCCGCCCGCACCCTGTACCACCACCGCCGAGGACTGATCCATGAGTGACACCACCACGACCCCGACGCCCACCCCCGCCGCGGCGCCCGTTGCCGCCGCCCCTGTGCAGCCCGCGCTGCCCCTCCCCACGCCCGGGGCCGAGCGCATCGAGGACGTGGACCCGCGCGACGTGATCAAGCTCCGCGACGAGGCTGACAAGGCCCGCGCGAGCGTCGCCTCCGCCAAGGCCGAGGCTGCCGCTGCCATCGCCGCCGCGCGCGCCGAGGCCGACGCCCGCGTGCTTGAGGTCACGGCGCTGGCCGAGCTCAAGGCCGTAGGGATCGTGCGTCCTGACCACGCCCTCGCCCTCCTGCGCGACCGCCTCACGGTCGTGGGCGGAAAGCTGGTGAGCCGCGAGGACGCCACGAAGCCGGGCGTCGACGTGATCAAGGCCTGGGTCGAGGGCGACGGGGCGTACATGCTCGGCCCGCGCGTCCCGGCCGGTGGCGCCGGCGCCCCCGCGTCGTCGACCGGCACCGCCTCCGCGCCCCCCATCGACCTCTCGACCAAAGAGGGCATGACCGCCTACGGGCGCAGCATCCTCGGCGGGGCTGCCGCGCGCTTGCGCGGGTAAGCCGCTTGACGTACCGTCGTCCCTGACTCGCGGCCCCTGCTAGGCGCGCCGCGCGAGCCTCCCCCGAGGCCCTCTCATGGCTACCAACATCGCCTCCATCAACCCGCTGCTGCGCCCGAATGACAAGGGCCCGGCGATTGACCTTCAGTTTCGGGACACCGACTTCCTGCGTTGGTTGATCGCCAACGGCCTCGTCGTCGACAACGCGGGCGGGGCGCCCCACACCTGGAACCTCGAGACCTCCGACGGCGTGACCGCCGAGAGCTTCGTGGAGGGGCAGGCCCTCGGTGTCGCCGGTACGCCCGTGTACAAGCAGGCGTCCTTGGGCGTCCGCATGGAGCGCGCGTGGCAGAAGGTCACGGGCCACGTCCGCGACCAGATCGCCCGCGGCGGCACCTACGAGGACGTGCGGGCCCGCGCCATCGAGGCCGCCACCATGAAGCTGATGAGCACGAGCGAGGCCTCCTTGCTCGGCTCGACGGCGAGCGTGGGCATCGCCTCCATCATCGACGCGGTCGACGTGTACGCGGGCCTCGACCCGGCCACCACGACCGAGTGGGCTTCGCTGGAGACGCCCGTCGGCGGTGCGCAGACCGCGGGCGTGCTCGACACGATGTACCGCACCCTCACCGACTCGCCCCGGGGTGCCTCTCCCGAGGTCATCATGTCGGGTCTGCGGCAGCGTGAGATCTACTCCCGCATTGTCGGCGCCGTCGCTGGCAACGGCTTCCAGCAGAACCCCCGCAGCGAGCTCGGGCTGCGCTACGACCTCGGCATCGTGGGCACCGCACCCGTGAGCTTCAACGGGCTGCCGTGGGTTCCGATCCGCCTGATGACCGCCTCCGAGCTGTACATGCTCGACGTGTCGAGCGGCATTGAGCTGCGGATGCAGCGCGCCCTGGAGGTCGAGACGCTCGCCAAGACCGACGACGATGAGCGGATCATGGTCTCGCACGGCTGGATGCTCAAGGTGGCCAACCGCCGCAAGCAGGGCAAGCTCACCGGGCTCAGCACCTGATCGTCAACCGACTGACCACATAGACAAGGGAGTTTACGATCATGGGAGCTTTCACCGTCACCTCCGTCACCGGCTGCGCCACGGGCGACATGGGCCGCGGCAAGTCCGTTGTCCTCACCGCCACGGGCCCCGCGTCCTACGACACGGGCGGGTCGATCATCGACCTCAGCAGCGCCAACACGGTGCTCACCGGCTTCGTGTCCGACGCCGCCTTCGTGCGCGTCACCGGGCTCAAGGTCGTGGGCGTCTCGGCCGCAGCGGCAGACCGCTACCACTGCACCTACATCCCCGCCGCCGCGGGTGCCCCGGCCACGGGCCTGATCAAGGTCCGCGACCTCGACACCACCGGCGCGGGCGCCACCGACGGCGTGATTCAGGTCGCCGGTGCCACCGACCTCAGCACCGTCACGTTCACCTTCGAGATCACCGGCGCCTGACCGGCGCCCCACCCCGGAGCCTTCCGCATGATGGAAATCCCCGTCTTCGCCCCCGAGTTTGCCACGCAGCCGACGCGCGCCGCGCGCCGTGCCTACGTGGCCGAGCAGCTCCGCGCGATGGTGCGCGGCGGCGGCCTCAGCCTGTCCGCGATCCTCGCGGGCGCGGTGGACGGCGCCGCGTCCGAAGCCATGGAGCTGATCGTGTCGGGGCGCGACGACGCCGGGCGAGAGATCGTGCCTCCGGGGTGGGTGCCCACACTGCGGCTGCGGGAGGGTGCTGCGCCGCCCGACCGTGACCCGCAGGGGCGGCGCCTCGACGACGCCAAGCGCGGCAAGGTGTTGGTCGTCAAGCTCGGCAACCGCCCGATGGAGGCGCCCGACCGCCTCACCGCCGAGCGCGCGCGGCGCGACCTTTACGACGTGGCCGAGGTGACGCACGAGGCCCGCGCCTACCGCACCGCCGAGGCCGTCACCATCCTGCGGCAGTGGGGCGTCAACGTCGCCCCCGAGATCGACAGGCACCTTGTCGAAGAGGTCTCCCGCGCCGCGCCTGCGAAGGGCGGGCGCTGATGCGCTTCGTCGAGGCCAACCGCGCGTCGAGCATCTCCATCGACCTCCCGCGCCGACCCTCCGCGGCGGGGACGTACGTGGTGGCCGACCGTCAAGGCGGGGTGCTGCAAGCGAGCGCCGCGGCGAGCCTCGACGCCGTCAACACGACCCTCGGCGCGAGCGCCGACGCGGGCGCCCTGTCCGTCGTCGTGACCAGCGCGTCGGGGATCACCGTCGGGCGGCGCTACCTACTCGCCGGCGCTGAGGATGCGGGCGGCGAGGTCGTGACCGTGCGCAGCATCTCGAGCACCACCATCACCCTCGCGCGTCGCATCCTGACGGCGCGGGCGTCGGGCGTGTCGTTTGCCTCGTCGCGCGTCACCTTCGCCCTCCCCTCCCTCCCGTCGCCCGACCGCGCGTACCGGGTCGAGTACACCTACCCCGTCGCGGACGATCGCCCCTCGGTGGCCGTGCCCTTCGACGTGACCCGGTGGACGCCGGTCACGTCGCTGACCCTTGAGGACGTGCGCGACATCGACCCCCTCGTCGTCAAGCGGTTGCCCGCGGGGCTGTGGCTCCCGGCCCTGCGCGACGACGCGTGGGAGATGCTGTGCCGCCACATCGCGACGCGCATCGACCCCGGCGCGGTCGTGGGTACAATCGACCTCACCGTGGCGCACGGGTACCTCGTGCGGGCCCTTCTCGCAGAGAGCGCGGGCGACGGCCCCGAGGTCACGGCGTACCGCGAGCGCATGGCCACGCGCTACGCAGAGGAGCGCGACGGCGTGCTCGGCACCCTCGCTGTCGACCGCGGGCAGACCGGCGCCGCGAGCCTCCGCGATGCGTGGACGCGGCACCTTCCGATCATGCGAGGCTGACCCATGGCGAGCGTACAGAGGGAGCTGCGCGAGCGCGCCGAGGGCATCATCGCGGGCACCGCGGGGGCCATCGGCTACCGCGTCGCCTCGGGCCGCTTCTCCCTCACCGGAGAGGCCACAGACGACGGGCGCCGAGAGCGGTACGTCGAGGTCGAGATGCGCGCGCGCCGGCCCCTCGGAGGGTACAACAGCCCGCTCTGCGGGCAGGGTCTGTACATCACCGACCTCGTGGTGCGCGTGCACTACATCGTCGGCGAGGGGGAGGCCGCGTTCGAGGGCCTCGGCGGCGAGAGCGGCGGGAGCGAGGTCGAGACGGTCGAGGACCGCGCGGCCGACGACGCACAGGTGCTCCGCGCCGCCCTCGGGTATCAGCCGTCGTGGTCGGGCGTGTCGCCGACGGTCATCGACCCCGACGCGCAAGACCCTCCCCCGGCGGCCGACGGGTACACCCTCGACGTGGGCGAGACAGCCGCCGCGATGACCTTTACGATGCAGCTGCTCACACGGGCTGACCAGTACACCGCGTTCGGCCCGACGACGACACCGTAGGACTCCCACCATGGCACAGCAGACCGTCATCCATGCATCACACCTCGGCGCGGTCTACGTGTCCGAGGAAAGCCCCTTCGGCACCGCTGGCACCGAAGAGCGCATCCACCCGCGCGTCGACACCGCCACCCTCTCCGCGGAGCAGACGGAGATCGAGGCCCTTCGGCTGCGCGTCGTGGCGCACGACCCGACCAAGCCCGTCCGCGGGTACAAGGCCGCGAGCGGCGGCTTTGAGCACTACATCCAGCCGGACACCACGTACCTCGTGACCGCTGCCACGCCCGGCGGCGACGCGGCCTCCCCGCTCTCCGTCCCGATGCGGTGCATCCTCGGCGGCGAGTCGATCGCGGCGGGCGCCACCATCCCGAGCGGCACGTACAACGTCAACGGGCGCGTCTTCGACGTGGGCGCGGCTACGGGCTCGCGCCTCCCTGCGGGGCAGATCTGCGCGGTGGACCAATCCAACGGCGGCACCGAAGACCTCGTGCCGTGCCGCGTCACCACCCGCTCCACCGACACCATCACCGTGTGGCCCGCGCTCGCCGCCGCCCCCGACGCGGGCGGGCGCGTCATCAACTCCCGCACGTGGTACGCGACGCAGACCAACACGCGCTCCATGTCGCTCGCGCTCGCACCGAGCAGCGGCACCGCGCTCGAATACCGCGCCCTCGGCGGCACGGGCAACGTGTCGATCAGCTTCACCCGCGGCGAACTCGTGACGGCCAACTTTGAGTTGACCTTCGCGGACTTCACCGGCCCGGCCAACCTCTCCCTCGGCGCCGCGGTCGCCGCCGACCCGATGGCCTCGCCGCTGTCGACGCGCGGCGCGAAGATGTACTTGCAGCCCGTGGCCACCACGACCCGCACGTGCGTCAAGGTGGACAGCTTCACCCTGAACATCACGAGCGGCATGGAGCACCTCGAAACCTTGACCTGTGGCGTCGAGGGGCGGAAGGGCGTCATGCGCAGCGCCGGGCTGACCGAGGCGTTCGCCACCATCGACCTCGTGTGCGATGTCGACACCGACTACGACACCTCGTACTGGGCATCGCAAACGGACCTCAGCCTGATGCTCTTCGTGCAGCTCGACGTGTCGGCCTCGGTGCGCCGCTTCGTGGTCATCGACGCCCCGCGCGTCTTCGTGGTGGGCAAGCCCCGCGTCGAGCGCGGCGACAACAACATCTCGAAGATGTCGCTGACCCTGCGGCTCTTGCGCGACAACACGACCACGGGCACCGGCGACCTCGCCACGGCCCCGCTTCGCATCGCCACCATCTGACCGGAGCCTCCCGCGTGACCATCTCCCCGCTGTCGACCACCATCCGTGTCCTCCGCTGCTCTCCCGCGTGCCCCGACCCGAGCATCGACTTCGAGGCGATGACCACGGGCCCCGAGGGTGCGCGCCTCCCCGACCTCGCGCGGTACATCTCCGAGCGCGACGAGAGCCTCCTTCGCTACGTCGAGGGCGTGGAGCCCGAGTGGATCACGGTGCGGCGCCTCCCCGCGGCCTTCCTCGTGGGCGTGGTGGACTCGGCGGCGACGGTGGCGCAGCGGCGCGTGGTGGCCTTCCGCGCGGCCGTGCACCACGTCGCCGGGCGCGAGCCCATGGAGGTGCTCCCGCCCGGCTCGCAGGGCCTCTACGTGGCGCGCGCGGCCGACTACGGCGTCACGCTCGCTCCCGAGGAGTGGGTGCAAGCCTTCGCGGACCGCTTCGGCACCGACGCGGTGCAGGAGATGGGCGAGGTGGCCCTGTCGCTCTCTCGCCTCCCGCGGGGTGCCAAGGGCCCTTTCGCCTTGTGGGGTGGCACGGCAGCGAGCTCCTGACCCGTGCGCTCGGCGACCACCCCTGCGGATGTGACCTCGCCCTCGACGCCGACGCGGAGCCTGACCCCCGTGCGCGCGCCGTGCTCGCCGCGGACGCCGCCCGCCTCCAACGCGTGTGGGCCTGTCCTCACGCGGGCCACAGCGGCGCCCCCGAGGCCGCGACGGAGGCTGCGACGGCGGCAGTCGCGCGGCTGATCGGCTGCGACCCCGGCGAGGTCACGGGATGCCCCGGCGCGTGTGTCCGTCGCGCCGACGCACACGAGGCCCTGGTCGCGCTAAGATGGTGGCGCAACGGGTCGCTCGCACAGCGCGTCCCGTGGCCCACGCCAGCGTTGGCCGAGGCCATCGACCTGATCGACACCAGCGTTTCCGCCCGCGAAGCCGCGGAGCTGCGAGACGCGCGCAAGAAGCGAGAGCGCGATGGCTGAGAAGATCGTGGTGCCCGTAGAGATCGGAGGGCCCGAGGCTGTCCGCTCGGTGCGGGCCCTGACCGGCGAGGTCGACAAGCTTGAGAAGAGCGTCGACAAGCTGGCCGACAAGGCGGGCGCGGCAGACGATGCCCTCGACGGCGTGGGGCGGCGCGGCGGCATCTCGGCGCGCGGGCTCGGTGAGGCCTTCGTGACCGCGGGCGGCGCCGTCACCGCGTTCACCGCGGCGGCTGTGGCGGCGGGCGTCGCGCTCGGGACTGCGGCCGGGCGAGGGGAGGACAATCTCCGCGCCGTCAACGCGCTCGGCAGCGCGTACGACGAAGTGCGCCGCGCGACGAGCGACACCGTGACTGCGCAACAGGCGTTCGCCACGCAACAGCGCCTCGTGCGCTCTGGCTTGCAGGTGTCCACGACGCAGCTCGGGGTCATCACGCGCGCGGCCCGCGACTACGCCCGCGCGACCGGCACCGACGCGACGCAGGCCACCGAGCAGCTTGCGGATGCCCTTGTGGGCGCGAGCGCCGACGAACTCCAGAAGTACGGCATCTCCCTGCAAAGCGGGCTCGAACGCACCGAGGCCTTCGCCCAGGCCACGCGGCAGCTGGCACAGCAGCAGGAGGGCACGTCGCCCGCGGCGCGCACCCTGTCCGAGGACATGGAGCGCCTCGGCACGGCGACCACGCAAGCGGCGTCGGCCTTCGCGATGATGGCCGCGGACGGCCTCGGGCTCCAAGGCATCGTGTCGGGTCTCGCGACGCGGCTGCGCCAGCTCACCGAGGACATCAACGACGCGATCACCGCGTCTCGTAACGCCTCGCGAACCGAGGCCGACGTAGCGCAGCGCGGGGCTGCGATCTCCACCTTCCAGGCTGCACAGCGCGAGGCGCGCGCGGCGTTCATCGAGCGCGGGGGGACCGCAGAGCAGTTCGCGCGCGCCCTTCCACCACCCGACACCCTCAACCGCCTGACGACCGCGCAGCTCGAGCGCGCAGCGGGGCAGCTCAGAACGCGATTTGCGGGCACGCGCTCCACCGCGGGCGTGCGCGGCGCCATCGCGGCAGCGGAGCGCGAGCGCCTCCAAGGGCGACGCTTCGGCGCCATCGACGGCGCGGGTCTCGGTGATCTGTTCGGCGCGGGCGAAACCGCGACAGCCGCGGCGCCTAGCATCGACGCGCGCGAGCGGGAGGCGATCATCTCCGACCTCGGGGCGGTCATCCGCGAGATGACCGGAGACGTTGCGAGCAACGCCCGCCCTCCGCGCCCGCCCCCCCGGCCACGCGCCGCTGCAACATCAGTCGCCCGCACCGCCACCGACCTGACGACGGCCGCGATGGAGGCCGCGCATCGGGAGGCGCAGCGGCTCCGCGGCACGGGTGTGTCGGCGCCCACGATGTCGACGATGTTTGAGCAAGCGCAGGCCGCCCGCGAGGCAGAGCAGACGCGCGAGCGCACGGCCCGCGAGGCTGCGGCGGGTAGGCTCACCGGTCGCATCGGCGACACGCAACGGGCTTTCTCCGAGGCCGCGGCCGACCTCCCCGGGCAAGCGGGATTCTTCGACGACCTCACGGGCGCCGGCGAGATGCGGCGCGCCGAGATGCTGCGGTCGCAAGCCGACGCCATGCGAGAGCTGGTGACGGAGGTAGACGGGCGCATCGCCCAGGCCCGCGAGCAAGGCGCCGCGGAGAGCGAGATCAACGGCTTGCTCTCGCAGCGCGTGGGCCTCGTGACCGCGGCCAACACCGCCGACCGGGAGCGGGCTGCGATCGAGCGCGAGCGCCTCGCCCCGATGCGGGCCTACCGCGACGAGATGGTGCAGGGCTTGAGCGCGGTGGGCAACGCCTTCGTGGAGTCCGCGGCGCTCGCGCTTGAGGGCGAAGAGGCATTCGGTCAAGCCCTCCAACGGCAGCTGCGCGCCGTGCTCGTGAGCCTCGCGAAACAGAGCGCCGTCGAGGCCCTGAAAAACACGGCCCTCGGTGTCGCGGCCTTCGCGGGCGGCTCGGTGCCGCAGGGCCTCGCGTACCTCAAGGCCGCGGGCTTGTGGGCCGCAACGGGCGTGGCCGCGGGCGTCGGAGCCGCTGCCATCCCGCGGGTTGACTCGGCCGCCGCGCAGGCCGGTGGAGGTGGCGCGCGCACCCCGGCGCCGGCGCAGGCCCGCGCGGGCGGCGCGTCGCAGGAGTCGAGCGGGCCGCTGGTGCTCAACATCAACGTGTCGGGCGCGCTGCTCAACGAGGGCGTCGAAGAGAGCATCGTGCGCGCCCTCGACCGCGCCGCGACTCGGGGCGTATCACCGCGCGTGCTCCGCGCAGGACGGGGGATGTGACCGTGGCCGAAACCCTTTGCTACATGCTCGCGCAGCCCTACCAGCTGCCCGCTTCGCAGACGATCACGAAGAGCGACGCGGACGGCGCCGGGGTGGTCGTGGCGATCACCGCGCAGTGGTACCGCACCCGGCTCGCGCCGATCACCGGATCGGGCACCGCGGCCGACCCAGCGGAGCTGCTGTACACCGTCGACACCCTACTCGGCGCCCTGTGGTCGTGCGAGATGGGCGCCGACGGTCGCGTGACCATCACCTACACCGGCACGGGCACGGGCGACCTCACCATCACCGCCACCCTCCGCGCGCTGCTCGGGTACTCCACCGCCTCACCCCCGGCGCCGCTCGCCGCGGGCGGGACGTGGACGGCTACCTACCAGCCGACGCACTGCGTGTTCGCCGCCGCCGCCGAGGATGAGGGGTGGCAGGTGGTGCAGGGGCGCACCGCGGCGCAAGAGATGCCGGATGGCACCGTGTACGGGTGGCAGGACCGCCGTACCCGCATGCTGCGCCGCGTGACCCTCTCGCTCCTGCCTCGCGACTACGCGACGCGCGCCACCATCGGCAGCACCTCGACGCCCGCCATACCCGAGCCCGCGTACCGGCTCGACCCCGGCGCGAGCGCCCCCGCGCAGGTGCCGCCGTGGTCGGTGCCGCAGACCCTCGCGACCGCCGTGGGCGCCCGGTGCGGGTGGACCGATGACCTCCAGGGCGTGCTCGATACCAGCGTGACCACCTTCGACGTGGTGTACCTCACCCCCGAGTCGCACAGCGCGGCGACCACGCTCTCCGTCGCGGGCTACGACCCCCGGCGCAGCGTCGGCCCGCTCGTGCTCTCCCTCGCCGCGACCGGCACCCTGTAACCTCGGGGGCCCGCGGTGCGCTACCGTGGGCCATGCGCTACATGCTCGCCGCCATCCTCTCCGTCACGATGGCCTGCTCTGCCACCGCGGATGGCCCGTCCGGGGGCGAGGATGCCGCGGACGCATCGGCGCCCACCGACGCCCCCGCGGGCGACGTGCGGGCCGCTGTGGAGCCAGACGCCGCGGGGCTGTGGACGGAGGCGCTGTGCCGCCTCCACGCGCGGCGCGACCTCGCCCCGTGGTGCTCCGCGGCGCAGCCCCGCGAGGGCGCGTGGTGCACCCTACTCGACCTGCGCGACGGCGACACCGGGCTCGTGCCGTGGGCTGAGTGCCTGCGGTACGCCGTCGCCGGGATGCCCGCATCGCTGCGGCCCGCGTGGGACCGCCTCGCCGCCGCGGGGTGCACCTACCCTCCCGCGCTCTGCGACGTGTCGGCGTGGTCGCCCGCGTGCTCCGGCCTGCGGGTCTACTCGGGCGGCAGCATCCAAGGGCTTCTCGGCCGCGCGACGCACCTTGGCCGGTGTTGGCCCCGCGCGCTGTGAGGTGATACCGTCGCGGGGTGATCCGCGGCTTTGCATTGACCATCGCGGGCGTGCCATACGTGTTCACCACGGACGGCGTGACCGCCCTTCCCACGTCGACCTCCCCCCTGTGGTGGGGCGCGGAGTCGGGCGTCGTCGTGGCGCACGGCGTCCTCGGGTACGAGGGACTCCGGGTGGCGGAGCGCGCGCGACCCCTCGCGGGGGAGCTGGAGGTGGACGCGATCACCTTCCGCCTGCGCGACCCTGTGGCGTCGTCGGGCCTCGCGTCGGGCTACAGCATCCTCACCCGGCTCGCGACCCTCGACAGCACCGAGGTCACGAGCACGCCCCTCGCGTCGACCGCCACAGCCATCGCGACCACGATCACCGTCGGCGCTGGCGGCGTCGTCACCGGCTCGGCGTGGGTGTGGGTCGGCCGCGAGGCCATGAGCGTCACGTCGGTGGTGTCCAACACCGTCACCGTCGGGCGCGGCGCGCTCGGCACGAAGGCCCGCGCGCACCTTGTCGACGATGTAGTACAGCCCGAAGTCTTTACGTCCGTCCCGTGGGTGCAGCGGCGCAAGGTCGTGCTGTGGCGCGTCGATGACGCGGGCGTTGCGACCCCGGTGTGGCAGGGCTTCTGCGTCCGCGCGCCGAAGCTGGTTGACGACGGCCGCGCCTTCGACCTCCCGTGCGACCCCTACCTCCAGGTGCTCGGTGCGGCCCCGATCGCGCCCACCTACCCGACGGTGCGCCTCGTGGGGTACGGGCAGCAGACGACGGGCATCGGGTCGCCGGTCCTCGGTGTGCAGATCCAGGTGAGCACCAACCTCCCGGCCACGGCGACGAGCACCGGCACAGTGCGGACGTGGGATGAACTCACCGGCGGCGTGGAGGCGCGCGCGCTGTCGGGCACCACCGACCGCGGAACCGGCGTGGCCGCGTTCATCTCGCGCGTCGGGGCGAACGCGCGCGTCGACATCGACAGCAACCCCTCGGTTTTTTGGGCCGGGGTCACATGGCTTGGCACTCCGACAAGCACCGAGCTCGTGCCGTCGCGCAACCGCGGGTCGACGCGGGAGTTCCTGTCACTCGACTTCGGCCCCATCCCGAGCGTGGCCTATGTCTTCTTCGACGGCTCCCCGCTGCGCCTCGCGGTCACGTCGGTGGACGGTCTGCCCACCGTGTGGGGGTGGTCGACCACCGACACGGGCACCGACTACGCGACCTCGACGCGGGACATCCTGCGCGTCGAGCACTCGCGGGAGATGTGGGCAGACGCCCTGGTGCACGGTGAGGCGAGCGCCGGGGTGTGGTCGCCAGCCCTCAACGTGGCTGAGATGCGCTTGACCCCGCGCGCGTGGTCGGCGCCGACGCAGGGCAGCACGACGCTCGTACGGCAGTACCGCCTCACCGACCCGCCCCCGGCGCAGGTGGCCACGATGGCCCTGACGCAGCACTGGGCGTGGGGCCTGCGGCGCGCCGCGCTGCCGCTGGCCGACGACTGCGAGCCCGAGGATGACTGGGACTGGTCGACGCTCCCCGCCGTGGTCGCCGCGACGCGAGGCTACCCGGTGGCGCGGTCGTGGACCTTCGACGGGCGGCGCACGGTGGACTCGCTCCTGTCGGAGTGCTGCCTACTGTCGGGCGTGACGCCCGTGATGCGGTCGGGCCGCGCGGCCCTCCACCCGTGGGCGTGGCCGTCGGTGTCCGCGACCCCAGACGCCACCCTGACGGCGACGGACATCATCGGCACGCCGGTCTGGTCTGTGTGGGACGACGGCCTCGCGAATCGCCTGGAACTCCAGGGGCCGGGCTTGCAGATCGTGACGGTGGATCAAGGCAGCGTCGCGCGCTACGGGCCGGGGCATCCTATCGCCGTCACCCTCGCGGGTGTCGACGCGCAAGGCCCTGTGTCGGACGACCCCTACGTCCTCGCGCGGCAGGCTCTCGCGCGGCTCTCCCTGTGGGCTGACCCGCTGCCCACCGTGCGCGTCGTCGTGTCGCTGGAGCACGTCGGCGTCGAGCTAGGCCACCTCGTGGCGGTCACGGACTGGATCACGCCCGACGGCGCAGGCGACCGCGGCATCACCGCGCGCCGCGGGGTGGTGTACGGGCGCGAGGTCGACTTCCTCGCGGCCACCGTCACGCTGGAACTCCTGCTATTCCCGCGCGTCTCGTACGGGTACGCGCCATGCGCGCGGGTGCTCTCGGTGGTGTCCTCGACGGTGGTGGACATCGACGCGACGCCCGTGGGCTCGTACGACTACGCGGGCGGAACCGACGGCCTCGGCGGCACCGGCACGGGTGTGCAATCGCTGTTCGCGGCGGGCGACCGGGTGCAGCTGCTCACGCGCGACAGCACGACCCTCACGAGCGAAGACCGCATCATCGACACCGTGACGTGGACGGGCACCGAATGGCGCATCGCCTTCACGGTCGCGCTCTCGGCGGGGATGCAGACCGCGATCGGCGCGGGCCCCGTCGACATTCGCGGCAGCTCCTACGCGACCGCGGGCCTGACCGCGGCGCAGGGCCTTTTCATGCACGTCGCTGACGAGACTACGCTGGTCATCGACAGCACCGCGGAGCCCGCTAGGAGGATCGCCCCATGACCATCGGCCAAAGGCTCGGCACCTACCTGCGGCACCCGACGACGGGCGTCACCCCCGACGGCGCGCCCCTCGACGCCGGGAGCGCCCACATCATGCACAGCAACGCCTCGGAACTCAGCGCGCAAAACGCCCGCTTGATCGGGCAGCACGCGGGGCCGGGGGTGATCGGCTACGACACCACGACCTTTGACCAGTGGGCGGACACCTACGACGTTTTCGAGCAAGACGGGGCCGACATCTTCGCGCGCATCCCGTGGGTGCAGGGGGTGCAGTGCGTCTGCTTCGGCCCGATCCACGCGCACGCGATCGCCCTCGACGGCCGGGGCTTCGGCATGCGCTCCCTCAAGGCTCTCGTCGAGCTTCGCAAGGTCGGCACGGGCGGCACGTCGCTCACGGTCATGGCGGCAGTGACGGGGATTTACGACACCCCACTCCGCACCGAGCGCATTGCCGAAGCCTTCCAAACCTTCCCCGCCGCCGCTGCCGCGGACTACCTCGTCGCAGAGCTTGACCTGACCCTACGCGCGGTGCGGCCGTCCACCCCGTGGCGCTCGCGCGACGGCGACACCGACGCATCCACCGTGGTCGCGCCCCTGTGGCTGTGGGTCGGGTGGTTGTCCAACGACATCAGCGGGTCGGGTGACTACATCCACAGCGTCTCGGCATTCGAGGTGAGGTCTTGAGCACCCCTGTCTACCCTGGCCCGCAGGGCTTCGACCTCGCGCACGTACGCGTCGGCCTTCCGGTCGTGTCGGGCGGGCTCGACCGGCTGTCGGGTGAGCTGTCCTATCTACTCGGCCACGCCGTGCACCACGTCGGCGGAGGCACGATCTCGCAGCGCGGCGCGGCCCCGCGCGTGCCATTGGAGGGCCTCGCGTACTCCGTCCCCGTGGCGTACACGCGCAGCCCTGGCGCCGAGGCCCTGCGCATCTCCGTCGACCTGTGGCCCTCCAACGAGGTCACGGACACGCAGACGATCACCGTCACGCTGCCCACGGGCGCGGCGTGGATCGACGCGGGCGGGCTCGACGGCAGCGTGTCGCATCGCAATCGGGGCGCGGGGCGCACGGCGACACGCGAGCTCGTAGGGTGGGCAGACGTGACCGGCGTCACCGTGGGCGACCTCACCACGTGGCTCTCCGTCGCGACCTCCCCCACGAGCAAGGGCGCGGGCGTGCGACGCGTCGCCGTCACCGAGGTACCCGTCGCCTCGCTCCCCGTGAGCGCAGGCGGTGTCGGGTGGGATGCGGCTGCGACGCGGCCCGGGCGCTACGTCGTCGATGGCGGCGCGTCGAGCCCGCGCGGCATGGAGCGCGTGTGGCATCTACTCGACCTCGCGCGCTCCGACTACCGCCGCCACTGGCAACTGTGCGGCGTCGAGTCGGCCAACGCCTCGGTGTTCGGCACGACGCCCCACTGGTCACGCGAGACGGCCGCGTCTGGCAAGGTCGACTGGCTGGCGGGCAGCTATGACCCCGGCTGGTACCTGCAAGGACGCGACCTCTACGGCGCGGCGACGACGCCGTACAAGCTCCGGGTGCGCTACCGCACGAGCGACGCGACCGCGTGCCAGCTGGCCGTCACCCTAGAGGATGGCGCCATCGTCTCCGATGCGTGGAGCGCCTCGTCGGCGGCGTCGCCGCAGACCCTCGCGCTACCCGGCACCTCGGGGGCGTGGGCGTGGGCATCGGGCGACGTGACCGCGCCCTGTGGTAGCCTCACCCGTGTGACCCTCGCGGCGACAGGGCCGGGCGTTGGACAGCTGCTCTCCCTGTCGTGTATCGCCTTGATCGAAAACGAGCCGTGACGCGCCACACGAGGCCGCGCACGTTGTAAAGCAGGTTGACCAATGGCAATCATTCCCAGGGGCGCAGGCGGTTCGGGCGGCGGAAGCTCCGTCACCCTCTCCACCGCGACCCCGCAGCCCCTCGGCACTGCGGCGGCGGGCAGCACGGGCGAGGCGAGCGACGCGGGCCATGTGCACGCGCTGCCCACCGGCGTGCTGAGTCGCGTCGCCTTCGACCTGTCGTCCGCGACGGGATGGACGGTCGTCGCCGGTACTGGCAGCGCGGCCATCGACACGGGCGCCGAGACTGCCGACCTGGGCATCCCCTCGGCGACCGAGTGCCTCGGCGACAACACTCCGACGATCTCGTACCCCCTCGCCGCGCCGGAGGAGTGGGAGGTGCGCGCGCGTCTCGCCGAACTCTCCGGGGGCGCGGGGGGCAGCCCGCGTGCCGTGCTCGACGTGGCCTCGGCCGCATCCGGCGAGACGGGCGTGTCGCTCGTGTCCGTGTGGGTCGACGCAAGCGGGGGCGTCGAGTTGTTGACCTTCTTGTCGGGCTCGGGGTCGAGCCGCGGGACCGTTTCGGCGGCGCTCCCTCGTGGCGGTACGGGGTGGGTACGTGTCCGCCGCCGTGATGGGCTGGTGTCGGTCTACCACGGCACGGGGGTAGGCACTGCCCCGCCGACCGTGTGGCGGTGCTCGCACAGCATCTCGTGGGCGGCGGCCAGCCCCACGGTCGCGCTCGGGCACGTCCGCGCGCGGGCCCTGCATTTCGGGACGGCGAGCAGCACGCCCGTCGTCGTGTCGTGGGCTGACGTGTCGTCGGTCGACCTGGGAGTGCCCGCGTGACCCCGCCCGACGACAGCAGCGGCGCCCTCGGGCGCCTGCTCACCCTGATGGGCGTGGGCGGCACCGTGACCGGCGTCGCAGACACACTCCTCCACCGCGGCCCCGCGATCGTCCTCGGCGCCCTGGCGTCGCTCGTCGTCGGGCTCGCGCTGGAGTGGGCACGCCCCATCGTGCGTGCCCACGGCGAGCGCGCCGCGCGCCGCATCGCCCGATCTACCCCGCCTCCCCCCGACCCGGAGCCCTGACCTATGCTCGACACCCTCTCCCGCGCCCTCGTATGGGCCGACTCGCACGGCCTCACCGTGCCCGTCATCCTCGGCGCCGTGACCGTGCTCGCGCGCCTCGTGTGGGCCGCACTGCGCCCGGCCGTCGCCCGCCGCTGGCCCGCCGCCGTCCCCGTGATCGAGTCGGCTGCGGCCCGCGTCGCCGCGCTCCTGCCCGACGTCCTCGCGGCGATCCTGCGGCGGCGCCCTGCGGCCCCGTCTGGGCGCTCCGGGCAGTCGGGCCGGGCGTCGGCCCCTGCGCTGGCCCTCGCGGCCTTCGTGGGGCTCCTGGGGCTCGTCTTCGTGAGCCTCGCGCTCCAGGGCTGCCCGCGGGCGCGAGAGGCCGTGCTCGACACGCAGAGCCCCCGCGTGGCCTGCGTCGCCCTCTCCCACCGCTGCCACGACGGCGCCCCCGAAGTGTGCTCGCGTGCCGGGCGGTGGTGGCCTGCGATGCCGCCGCAGGATGACGGCACCCGGCGGCGCTGCGCCGACGTCTGCGAGGTGTCCGCCGCCGGCATCGCGCACTGCGCGTCGAGTCAGGTGGTGACGCCGTGAAGGCCCCCACGCCGGAGCAGGCGCGCGCTGCGGCGCAGCGCATGTGCGACGCCGCGGGCGTGACGCTCCTGCCGCCCGACCATGCCCTGCGAGACGTGATCGTCGCGGGCGTCGCCCTCGCGTCCCGCCACGGCGGGCGCTCGGCATGGTCGCGCGACCACGTCGCGGAGTACGTCTCCGTCACGCTGCCCGGGGCCGGCCCCGCGCTCGCGGCCCTGGCGGCCGTGCCGGTGGTGGGGCCCATCCTCGCCGCGGCCGTCGCAGCCGTGGGCGCCGACCGCACGGTCATCTCGCTGTCGCCCGCGGTGTGGTCTGACCCGCTGCGCCTCCTCGAGACCGTGCGGCACGAGCTCGGCCACGCCGGGCAGATCCGCGCGGGTGGGCTCCCGTGGTGCATCGCCTACCTCGTGGGCGCCGAGGCGCGGGCCGCGGGGGAGGCACCCTGCTACGCGGCGTCGATGGCCGTGCGGGTGCGCCTCGGGGGCGAGTCGACGGCGGCTGCGGCCGAGGGCGCCATGCGGTCGCTCCAGGGCTACGGCCTCGACGCGGACGCGCTGCGGCTGGCCGCGGGCATCATCGCCAGCGCGCGGGCCACCCTCGACGCGGGGGAGGATCTCGGCGGGGTGGTGACGGAGGTCGTGGCCGCCCTGGAGTCCGTGGGGTGGCGGCCGTGACCAGCGCGGCCCTCGCCCTCGTCCTCGTCGCCGTCTCGGCGCAACTCCCCGCCGTGGCCGTCGCGTCGCGCCGGGCGTGCCCCGAGTGGTCCGAGCGGTGCCGGGGCTCGGTGATCGAGACGTGCCGGGGTGGGCGGTGGCGCCGCGGCATCGACTGCGCCCGCGCCGGTCGCCCCGACCGCGTGACCGTGTGCAGCGTCGAGCCCGACGGCAGCGCGGTGTGCGTCGAGGATGGGGGTGCGTCGTGACCGCGCCCGCCGTCGTCGTCACGGTCTACAACGACCTGCGGGGCGTCCGCGCCCTGCCGATCCTCGACGCCCTCGCGCGCGACGCCGCGCCGGGCGACCTGGGCGTCTGCATCCACGACCCCCCGTCGGGTGACGACCGCGCCCTCGCCGACGCCGTGCGGGCCCGCGGGCTGCGGCTCTGGTACGGGTGGGGTGTCGACCCCGATGCCGCCCGCGCCGAGGCCGATGCCGCGCAGCGCACCCGTGACCG